CCCACACTTACCCGTGTGACGTGGGGGGTTCAGGAGGACCCATTTTGTTTGGGTGATACCTTTTCTCTCTTGTCCGGTGTCCGGTTGTGTGGGTGGTTTGCTGTTGTTCATTGGCTCTTCCTTTCGTTTGTTCGCGTTTAAGTCTTTAGTATACTACTACTTATATCTCTTGTGCCAGTTTCATACTAACTTATGCCAAATTAGTATGAAGCTCCACGGCCTCTATTCGCTTCCCTATCCATGCCATGACAGGCACGGCCATGCTGTTGCCTAACGCCTTGTATCGCGGCCCGTCTGCGGCTGGTTTGCCCCGGTAATTTATCAACGTGTATTCGTCCGGGAATCCCTGCAACCTCTCGCATTCAAGCGGCGTCAGTCTGCGCACTGCAAGGCTGCTTGCAACCATTGTCGTGTTGATTCCACCGTCGCCTTTGTCGCCCGAATGGGATGGGTTGGCGCGCAGCGTGTAGCCTAAATCTGAGCCAGCTATGCCTACTGGCTTATATGCAATCGCCGGGTTGCTCGATGGTGATGCTTGTAGGCTCTCGGTCATGTCTGAATTCATCGCCATCGTTTGCTGTGCTGACTTGTTCCAGCCAAATACGATTGGTTGTTCATGGTTACAGTTTAATGTCGGGCTCATATCTTTGCCCACCTCTGCCCCTGCTTGCCCGTGGGCCAACGTAACGGGTATACAAAAGTCAAGCTCATTACAGTTGCCCGCTGTCCGCGTTAATCCGCCTCCGCTTGCGGCAAGCGTCCCTGCAACGCGTGGCGTGGCTATATAAGTATCGTAGTCTTCTAAGTTGCTCGTTCCGTCACGCGCTCTAAGGCAGCGCGCAACATTTCTGGAAGCTTCTTTCCCCTCTTCGCGGCTCGGCGGAGTATTCCTGCGCATGCTTTCGGTGTCAAAAAGAACCGCTGCGGAATTTCGCCAGTCTCCAATATTTGCGACAACGAACACACGCTTGCGTCGTTGGGCCAAACCGAAGTATTGAGCGTCCAACACTCGGTAGGCGAACCCATACCCGAGTTGCGCCAGCCCTCCAAGGAAGGCTCCAAAGTCCCGTCCGCCGTTGGATGACAGGACGCCAGGCACATTTTCCCAGACAATCCACCTTGCGCGTAATCTTTGAGCAAGTCTAAGAAACTCAAGCGCCAGGTTTCCACGAGCGTCATCCATTCCGCCTCTGAGTCCGGCAACGGAGAAAGACTGGCAAGGTGTCCCGCCGACCAGAAGGTTAACTGGTCCGTGTTCTCTGATTGTTTCATCACTAATCCTTGTCATATCGCCCACGTTCGGTAATCCCCAGCGTTCATCCACCACCGCTGCGGGAAAGGGTTCTATCTCGCTTGTCCATGCACAGCGCCAGCCAAGCGGTTGCCATGCCGCGTGTGCTGCGCCTATGCCGTCGCATACGCTTGCGTATATCATGCTTTCTCAGCCTTCGCGATTGCTTTTTCGATAATATCAATGTGACAATTATCGAAGTGTTCAATATCGTTTAAACAGGTGCTTGATATGGCCTTGCATTGTGTGCATTTAAAATATGGGGAATCGTAGGTAAAGAATCGCCCCTTTTGCCCGGCCAACTTCAACGCCTTCAACAACTCGGCATTTTGGGCCTTTAATGCTTCGGCTTCGGCAATCGCTTTGCGTTCTCTGTTATAAATATCTCTGACACACAAATACAGAAACGTTTTTGTAACCGTGCATTGCGGCATGTTGCCGCGTTCGTCTTCCTTAACAGACCAGACGTCTCCACTGCCGTTTTTGATAAGCGACACGGCCCCTCGCTTCAACATCGTAACAACCGATTCAACCTTCATACTTCACCCCTTCATAAATAACATCCCCGCAAGCCCAGGGCGCCAGTCCTAATATCCTTACGGATACACGGCCTGCGAGGATGTTTGTTTCATTTGCTTGCGTCCTTGTCGTCCGTTAGCTCTTCAATCGGAACGTGTTCTTGTGCGTCGTTGGTCTTCAACCCGGCAACGTCCAGATTAGTAGTGTCGTCTTCCGTTGATTCATAACCCATTGACCCGGCAAGATTAAGCTGATCTTCGGTCTTGACAACTGCCGGGACAAACAGCTCTGTGTGTCTGGAATCAGGCGACACCGCTTCTTCGGGCATGAACTTCGCTTGATACAGTGCAAGCATACTGTCTGCTACTGTGCCAGCCCATGCGGCGGCCTCTTGCGGAAGTATCATCAACAATGCTTCTTCTTTTTCTGGAAAGTATGCCGAACACCCTCCCGTAATCCCCGTCAATGCCGCTGAAGCATACGCACACCATGCCTCTTGTAAATCCGGGTCTTTGATTTCCGCAAGCTTCCTGTCGGCTACTTTCATCATTTCATCTGCCGTTGCATGAGCTCGTGCGGTTGCGACTTGTGCGCTGCATACGGTTGTGATCTGGTTGTCGCCGTCAAAATGAACCAAGCTTCCCCCGTGGAGAAACCCGGTCATTGCGGCCTGGCTGAACCATATCCACCTCGTCCGGCGGTCTTCATCGCGTGTCAATTCTTGCATTATTCCCATCGTTTTTCCTTTCTGATTTGTTTGAATGAATTACCAATTTACTCTGATTACTGTTCTTGGATTGTTGTTTTCTTGTCCGCAATAAAACTTTCTTGCGGTTCCGATCTTCCACACTTGCGCGTCATCGTGCCATGCTATCCCGTTCAGCGCGTCTTTTACCAGCTTAATCAGGTTGTCCAAGTCCGGCGTTTTCAGGTGCGGCCTTAGTGGGCGCGGCGTTCTTTTCCGAAAGTCCGACTTCGGACATGCGAAATAAAACTCTACTTCAACCTCGACGGGCGCTCCTTTCGGTATGGGCTTCTTGAATTCTTGTAAAGTATAAAACCCGATAGTCTCTTCTTTCGCTTTCGTCTTGGCCGGCGTGTATGTGATCTTGTGGCCGTGCCTGTTCTTCCCCGCCCGCGCCCGCAGCTTTGATACCGGCTGCCCTGGTATGATTATTGTTTTATGCATCTGCCGCATCTTTCTTTTCTTGCCTGTTGAACATGGTTACTGCGTTGTTTAGGCGTTCAACCCATACCTTCATAAGTTGTATTGAGGCAAAAGCCCTCCCGCCAAGGCAACATTTTACTGCCGTTGCGTTTGTTTCCCCGTCAATACAATCGTGAAATTCAACCTTTTCAATTTCACCCACAAAGCACCTCCTGTTTAAGTTTTGCGATTGCGTATGTTGTTGCGGTATCGTCTGACATTCCGGGCGCTGTTGCCTTCTCTGCTTTAAGCCGTGCTGCCTTGTCTTCTGCCGGCAGTCTACGCCATACAAGCAGAATATCGTTTTGCTTTTGGTATGCTGTATAAGACTTCGTTTCCGGCACCCGACAATCTGCAACCTCTTTCCTGAATAAGTCCGAATCCTTCCACGGTGTTTCGTTGCGTTTGACCCGATCAGACAATAATGCGGTAAACGATTTCTTGATAACCAAACCCGACCTGGCCACCTCCCACGCTAAAAAGATTCTGTGCTTCTCTTCCTTCGGCTTCGCATCAAAACCCGACAAGTCCTTTCTTGCGTATTTATGACCACCCGACCCCCCCTTGTTTTTAGGGGGCTTTGGGGGTTGGTCTTTTATAAGGCTATGGTTAAGGATATGGTTAAGGCTTTGGTTATGGTTATGGTGATGTAGTATACCATCGTCATCGTGTCCTGATGGTATCCCAATACTGTCGTGATACCATGTCGATAGCATCGGATACCGTTTATGAAAGGCTTTTTTAAGCTCCGCGCATTGCGCTCTAATGTCCTTAATTATCCCATTAACGTAGTTTTTATGCACACTTCCGTCATCGGTAAACCCGGTCCGTTTTGCTCTGCCAACCACCCAATAAGTATGCTTTTCAAACCACTTAACCTTATCGCCGATCTCAATCTTGGCCTTTTCTATCTGGTCTAACGTCAAACGCGACTCAGCAGCCATAATGCGCTTGCTAACGGTGCCAGTCCCCGTAAGCCCATTACTGTGGTCATTCAGTAGAAGATACGTATACAGGTGCATTGCTTCCAATCCCCACCCATCCAGGTCTGGATCGGAATAGATTCCCGTTTGTATGCTAACGTGTCTACCCGACATTGTTACCCCTCAACTCTGCAAGCTCTTTTCTTGTTTCCTTGTTTTGAGATACGAGAGAATTTTCAATTATGCGGCTATATTGATCAATTCGTTTCATTGCATCTAAAAGTCCACTTAGCGTTTCCAACAATTCCAGTGCCTTTTCGTGTGGCCTTTGGTTGGCAAAGAGCGAATCAAGATACATTTGTTTATAATCCGGAAGGTGTTCCGCGTCCGATGATGGCTTGTAGTCTGGCATTGTTACCCCCTCTATAAATGCTGTTCTGCCTCGAATTCGGCCTGCGACCAATCTTCGCCTTCTCTGAATATCTCATTGCGGTATTTGTTTTCAACAAAAGGCAGCGCGTCTTTGTCTATCGTTTCTACAAGTTTCGCCATACAGCACCACATTGTTTGAAAATCTTGTGATGGCTTAACCAGCCGCGACACCCACTTGGCGCCCATCATTATCGCAAACCCGAAAGTTTCGCTGTTCGGGTCATAGATATATAGATAGTCTTCCGTCTCTGCTAAGATTTTATATGGTGGTTTTTTCTTCACAACCTTGTGAGTCAATCTGTCGTTTTTTACATTCAGACGCCGGATAACATCCGACGCCACCATCAAAGCCCTTTCAAGTAGCTCACTATTCGTCATCCCGACTGTATAATTTCTTGTCCATTTCCCGTTAATCGTTCCCTCTATCTCAATCTTGCCGTCGTCGATAAAGACCCGATTGTTCCCGTCGTTGTATAGGTCTGTCTTTGCTTCGCTCATTGTTTAACCCTCAATTTTACGTTTTCGAGTTTCAGTCGTTTTATTTCCGATTCCAGGAACTTGCTGTATCGTTGTTCGCTTTGGTGAACGTTTTTATATGCGTCGATAGTCGAGTTGTTCTGTTCGGCTTCGGCTTTAAACGCGGTAATAAGCCCTTGCAGAATGCCCAACAAAAAGAGCGCCTTTTCGTGCGGTCGCTGGTTGGTAAACAGCGAATCAAGATATACCTGTCTATAATCCATTGTTGGTTCTGACTCTGGCATTACTTCGCCGCCCCATATGCGAACCGCAACGCGTCGATTGTTTTGTTTTTCTTTGTGATCACGCCGCGCAGGGCTGCGTTTGAGCGTTTAAGTTCTTTGGCACAATCCCGGTGTTTGTCACGCGATCCCAGCACCTCATAATATTCAGTGAGCCGCGCGCTTATAACGCCCTGCATATTTTCACGAACTATTTCAGACTTTGCCTTTACGAAGATTCGCGCGTGTCCGTTCGGACAATAGAAAGTTTTCTTCTTTCCTTCTTCCCGGCATTCATTCAGGAATTCAGCCGGAAGACTGTATTCAATGCCACATTCCCCGCATACCATTCTTGTCATGTCCGCCATCAGTTCCCCTTCGCTTTTATCTTCATGCGTTCCCAATGCTTATACAATTCTGCCTTTGTTACCTTGTATGTCCTGATCCGCGTGTCTTTGTATTTCTGCCAGCCGTATTGTATAACCCATCCATCCTTGATAAGCTCGTTAATCCTGCTTGCCAGCCTTGCCGCGAACTTTACATTTACACGAGTCAGAACACGACCCGCCAGCAACAGCCTCAAGATTCTTTGCTTCTGTGTCAGTGCTTTTGGCATTTTCAATCCCCTCAGATTTACCATTTAGAAAATCGTTGCACCCGTCAAATATAGTTTTTGCGAACTTTCGCCCCTTGAATATAAACACGCTGTGATTCATTTGTGCGATTGTGTTCAGCCCACGCATTGTGTGTTCCACAATGGCCTCGGCAGAAGCAACCCGATCAACCAGCTTTTCGATTTTTGCGTCTTTCTCCTCGAGGCCCGCGAGAAGAACTTCTTTCATCTTGTTT